AGCGACTAATTGGATTTATCAAGGTGAAGGGTTGAACTTAATGCCTAACTATTCAATATCATTGACTAAAGAACCTTATAAGTGGATACATAGTAGAACTGTATTTTCAAAGTTTGGTAGTCACAATATTAAAAAGTTAAAGAAAGCAGTTGGTGATACTTTTTGGAGAATGAGAGAGCCTGAAAAACATAGATACGTATATTTTATTGGTAGTAGGAAAGAAAACAAACTATTTATTAATACGTTAAAACATCCAAAACTATCTTATCCAAAAGTTAGTTCAAGTGAATTAGAAATCGAAGAATTTAAAGTAGAGCAAAAAGGATTTTATGAGTAATACTCTATGGGTAGAAAAATATCGGCCTTCCAATTTAGATACTTACATTGGGAATGAACATCTCAAAAGTAAAGTATCTATGTATCTTGAGAGTGGAGATTTACCACACCTTCTATTGTATGGAAGAGCTGGTACAGGTAAAACCACTCTCGCTAAATTACTCGTTAATAATATAGAATGTGATTGTCTATATATCAACGCATCTGATGAAAATAATGTAGATACTGTTAGAACAAAGGTTAAGAGCTTTGCTTCAACATTAGGTTTCAAGGATATGAAAGTGATTATCTTAGATGAGTGTGATTATATTACACCTAATGCTCAAGCAGCTCTTCGTAATCTAATGGAGACATTCTCTAAACATTGTAGGTTCATATTGACTTGTAATTTTGTTGAGAGGATTATTGACCCAATACAAAGTAGATGTCAATCATTTCAGATTATTCCACCATCTAAAACTGAAGTTGCAAAACATCTTCATAGTATTTTGATACAAGAAAATGTGATTGATAAACCTGAAGACATCAAAGTATTAGTAGAAAGTGGTTATCCCGATATTCGTAGAGTTATTAATTCAGCTCAAAGAAACGTAGTTAAGGGTAGACTTAAATTAGATACATCAAGTATTATACAAAATGATTATAAGTTAAAACTATTAAAGATTTTAGAAACACAGAATAAAAAAAATGCATTCAAAGAAATCAGACAACTATTAGCAGACAATAAGATTACAGATTTTGCTGACTTGTTTCGTTTGTTATATGATGAAGTAGATGGATATGGTAAAGGTCACTTAGCAGAATGTATTTTGATTATTGCAAGATATGAACTATCAGATAGTCAGGTAGTTGATAAAGAAATAAACGCAATGGCTATGATAATAGAGATACTAGGAGTTATAAAATGAAAATAGATAGTACTGGATTTAAAGCCCTCGTAGGTTTTATAATAGCAATATCTACTTTAGTTGGTACAGCATTCACGGTAGATAGTCGATATGCTAAAGAACAACAAGTAAAAAAAGTAGAACAAAAGGTTCAAAAAGTTGAAAAACGACTTGACAAGAAGATTCTTAGAGATAGAGCTAATGCGTTACAAGAACGTGTTTGGAAACTTGAAGATAGGTATGAAAAGAAAAGAATGCCTAAAACAGTTCAAGAAGAGTTACGTAAACTTAAAGCAGAATTAGTTCAAATTCAAAAGGACTTGGAGAAATAAATATGGATCCGTGGCAAAGAAAACCTAAACGAAAAAAACAAGTACAAGTTGATTTAAAACAAGCAGATACTATTAAATGTGATGATTGTAATAACTATTTATTTATAACATCATTCATATTAAAAAAACTATCAGCTTTAATGTCACCAAATGGTCAAGAAGCTTTGATTCCTGTTCAAGTATATAGTTGTGGGAATTGTGGTAAAGTTGCAAAAGGTATGTTAGACGTTGCTGGTTTGGAAGAAGAGATTGTACCCAATCCAGATGAGTTACCCACCTTTCCAAGTTTGGAAGTATGAGTGAGAAAAACAGTTTCGGTAAAAAAGAAGAGTCTATTCGACCACATCAAACAGATAACATCGGTTCAAAACCCTAAGTATTGGGAAGAGATATCAGATGAAGATAAGAAGTCTTGGTCTAATTATATGACTCACAGATTCCTATCTATGAATATGGAATGGGTCGAACTAGTAAATGAATTACAAAAGTATAACTTGAAACCTAAAGAGTTATATAAATTATACACAAATATTTTACCTAAAGGTAATAAATGGTTAAAATATACAAAAGGGAGAAATCAAATGGATCATCCAAGTTGGTTAATTAATATAGTTGCGAATCAAGAAAAATTCAGTAAACGTGAAGCTTATGATATGATTGAAATGTTATATCTTACTGAAGGTGGAATGTTAGAATTAGGAGAAATATGTACAAAATGGGGAGTTGAACCCAAGAAGATTGAAGATCTTGGTCTAAATGTACTTGGTTCTGTCGGTGGATATGTCGCTGGCGAAGAATAAAATACCACTTGACTTGTATACGATTTTATTCGTATATTCAGTTATGTACATAGGAATATAATATGAAAGTTATAAAAGACTCTAAGAATATGTCTAAGTCAGAATCAATAGTAGAACAGATGGAAAAAGAATGGCCAGAGATGACAGAAGAGTTCAAGAAGATACAACGAGAACAATACGAATTGTTCTTACATAAACAACACGACTATGGCCCAGGTAATATCTCTGTTGGAACTCAGTTACAAACTGAAGAAGAGATTAAATTATCACTTACAGGTTTGTGGTTTCGTATGAACGATAAGTTACAACGAGTAAAAACTTTACTGATGAACAATCGAGAATCAGCTGTTAAAGATGAACCATTAGAAGATGCTTATCTTGATGTTTCAAACTATGGAATTATGGCTACAATCGTTGGACGTGATAAGTGGGGAAAATGAAACGAATAAGTTATAGTCAGTATAGTCAATGGGTTACGTGTCCATATAAATGGAAACTTAATTACATTGATAAGTTAAGTGTTTGGACAGATAGTATACATACCCTTTTTGGTACAAGTATGCACGAAGTATTACAAACATATCTTACAGTAATGTATAATGATACCATTAAAACGGCAGACGCACTTCCATTAGAAAAGATGTTATTACATCGGATGAAAACAAACTATACTCAAATTATGGAAAAGAATGGTGGTGAAGTATTTTGTGAACAATCTGATATGCAAGAATTTTACAATCACGGATTACTGATATTAGATTGGTTTAAGAAGAAACGTAATATGTATTTCAGTAAGAAGGGTTATGAGTTAGTTGGTATAGAAGTGCCTGTTGACTATGACTTACCAAATAAGATTAAGTTTATTGGTTATATAGATGTTATAATTTATGATACTGTAAGAGACAGATATAAGATTATAGATATCAAGACTTCTACAATGGGTTGGAATAAATGGCAAAAGGCTGATAAGACTAAGACAGACCAATTGTTATTATACAAACATTTCTATGGTGCTCAACACGATATATCAGTAGATAAGATTGATATAGAATACTTTATCGTAAAGCGTAAACTATATGAAAAGGTAGATTTTCCACAACGTAGGGTTCAGACATTTCAACCAGCTAGTGGTAAACCAAGTATAAATAAGTTAATGAATAATTTAAACCAGTTTCTTGGTGAGTCTTTTATTGATGGGGAGTATAACTTAAAACATAATTATGTTAAACAACCATCTAAAAAGAACTGCAGATACTGTGAGTTCAATCAAACAGAACATTGTGATGTAGGAGTTAAATAATGACAACTAAACTAAGTTTAAGACTAAAACTAAGTGACTTTATTAATAGTGAAATAGAATCAAAAATTATGGAAAAAATTAATAATATTCATAATGAGTTACGTGTAGCAGTTTTGTTACATCTATGGTATGAAGATGGTGAAGTAGCTACTACTGATTTAAAAAACTTTTTGATGAAGTGGGAAAAAAAGTTATCTTTTAAAACTATTGTTACACCAGGTTCTACTATTAAAGCAAATGAGTTTATATGGTTTGATATAATTCCAACAGATTTATCTTATACTTCTAGGAAAAGGTTTCAATTCAAATATTCAAATACTAATTCTATAGTTAATGGACTACAACAATTTTATGAAGTAGCTAAATTCACTACCTCAGATAAACCAGTAAAACAGCAAAAGAGAAATGACTACGAAGATTAAAATTGGTATAGTTGGTAGTCGTAGTTACGCCAACAAGAAAAAAATAAAAGATTTAATATTTCAGATAAAAGAAAAACACGGGGATGGAGCTGAAATAGTTAGTGGTGGACAAAAAGATGGTGCAGATGGATTTGCTAAAAAGTTTGCATTAGAATTTGGTATGAATTATGTAGAGTTCCCACCATCACATTATACTTGGAATATGCATTGTAAATTGTCAGCTACACAATACAATAAACCATATTATGTTTCAAATTACTTTAAAAGAAACAAACAGATAGCTGAGTATAGTGATATAGTTATAGCGTTTATTCCAGATGGAGTTGAATCAAGAGGCACAATGAATACAATAGAATATGCTAAAAAAGAAAAAAAAAT